ATCTAAATTGATTGACATATTTCTTGTCTCCTTTTTTGTTAAAGTCAGCACAATAACTCTCTTGTACCGCTATTTTTATATAATACTATAAATTTAAATCTTTGTCAAGCCTAAACTTGTTATTTTGTACCACGGAACTATTCAACAGGCCGAAAACGTATACGTCATCATAGTTTGTAGAAAAAATTCCGTAGCTCACTTTTATCTTATCATGATGTTTTTGGTTTTTTAATTGTTCTCGGATCTTTTTCAAAAGGGTTCCGTCCGTTTGAAGTGTCTTTTCAGGCACCCCATAATAATATCTCTTTTCGCGTGGAATGTCAAGGTCAAAAAACATTTTTTCTTCTCCAGTTTCGTAATTTACCAAACTAAAAGTTGACATTCTAGCCGTGTTTGTAGGGGGTCCAAAAGTAGTAGCCTCTGCTTCTGAATTGTCAAAGACGTTCATCATGTGCATTGTGTGCACAATCAATTCATTTAATGTGTTAAAGTATTTGCGCACAGGAATGTCACCAATAATTTTCGTTACTTCTACGTTATCGACTAGATATATTCTTTTAAAAAGGGTGCTACGAGCATATTCTTGCAGTACGTGAAAAATAACGTTATCATTAAAAACTTTTATCTCTGGAAGAAGTGAGCGATCTGGTCGAATATATAGAATACTTATTTGGCACTTGTGTTTTATTTGTTCTAAAATTTTAAGGACCGCGCCCGAAATAAACCCGCAACTTGTCACCAATAAAATTTCTCCCTTTACGTCTTTAAAAAAAGATTTTAAATTGGGACAATGCTCTTCATATTGTTCTGGTGAATTATAAGAAGGGAAGTTGTAAGAGTGGTCCGATTCTTGCAGCCCTTTGTCTATTTTATATATCTTATATTGAGGATAGGTAGCAAACTTGTCCGCAATATTACAGCCAACCTTTCCTAGTCCAATTATTGTATGCATTATTTAACGTTCATCCTTTTCATCTCACCAAAGTTTTTACCTCCGAAAACATTTACTTTAAAGATGCCCAGTTCGGTGTTCGCAAACTCTTCTTTTATTTCATTCACCATCTCTTCATCCTCTTCCGCCAAATCTACTATAAGCGAATCATGCAAACAAAAAGCAATTTGAGATGTCTTGTCTTTAAGTAGTTCCCAAACTTTAATCATTTGTCGAAGAAATAAATCGGCCGCTGTTGACTGAATAATATAATTCAAGGCATGGTGTTTGTCGGCTGCTATTTCTCTTCCAAAATATGTTTCAATGTGGCTTCCATCCCAATATTTTTCCAAAAGAGCATCGCGATTGTATTCCTGGCTTGATAATTGGTCTTTTGATTCTGGATTGTACAGCCACGCAAATATTCTTTTTTTTGCCTCCTCTCTAGTGCCTATTCCTTTATACACATTTTTCAAATTCCATTCATGTAAGTCTTCGTTTGGTTGTTTCTTGCCTAAAAGCGCAAGCATTACACGAAGTTCGGCGGCGTTGTAATCTAATTCTAAGAACCACTTGTTGTTGGGCTTTAGGATAGTTCGATAGCTTTTATCCATTGTTAAAATTGGGAAATCTTTAGAGGTCAATCTTCCAGTTTTAGTGCCTCGCATATCGTACGTAACATAAGGAGACACTCCGTTTATTTTTTTAAGAAATCGACGCACTTTAAATTCATAGCGTCGAGTCTCCAGTGGTTTGGTATCTATATTTAATTTTGTATTTTTTATTTCCGTGAGCACTCTAGAGAGGTTAACCATAAATTCATAATTTTGTGGCTTTTTAAAATTTGAAAAAATGTAGGCGCAAATTTTTCCCTTAATGTGGCCGTAGGCCATTAAAAAGTGAGGAGGCACAAGATCAAAAAAACAATGCTCTTTTAAATCTAGTTTCGCTTCATGAACTGCGTTCTGAAAGGCTGACAACGTTCTGCGGACGCTTTCCCATTCTTTTCTCAGGTGGTCGGGGCAAGCTTCGTCTAAAGTTTTTCCCCCACAATAATATTTGGCGTACTCAATGTTTTTGTTTTTTAAAACCTCGGAGTAGTCCCATGTTTTTGTTAAAGGCTTTGGGAGCTTGCTTTTGTAAATTTTGCCATTTACAAATATAGCCACACAGTTCTTTTTATCATCAAAAGTCTGGAAGATCATTTTAATACAAGTTTATCATTAACTAAATGATTTTTGAATTTAATAATTCGATGCATGAAGTTAATTCTGTTTCTTTTTTTATTTTCCCTTGTACCATTGTATCAGAAAGAATGTAGGAATACAAGCCTGAACTTACACCTTCACCAAAATATTTTATTTTATAGGGGGGTGTTTGGTCGATCTGGGGTTCTTCATAAATCTTTGTTTGTTTCGTGAGGAAGCCCATGTAAGTTACTGCGGCTTTAATTCCGTGCCATTTGTAAAAATTTAATATTTTGCTCATGGCGGCCTTAAAATCGCCCGCGCTATATTTGGCTTTGTTTTCTATTAGTCTCATCTGAAAATAAATTGGCAAAAAGTATTCATCGTTGTATTGCTCTTGGAACTCGTTTTCATAGTCGAGAGAAATGTCCTCCCTGAACCCTTCGCTTACGTTTGTGGTGAATCTATTGCTTGCCACATCCCCATACGTCATTGTCGTGCAATTTTGCACCTTATAAATGGAGCCGTAAGTTTTAGAGCGAGGGTCGGCCATTAAAGTCGCGTACATATTCCACAGACGTGCTTTCATGCTTTCATAAGAATAATATTCGCTCTTGTAATAGCCAGTAAATACACTGTTATCTGTTATATCTAAACCAAACTTACTCATGTACTCTCTCGTCACAGAGTGATCCAAGTTGGCGGCGATTCTCCACGGCATGTTCTTGTCTACATAAAAGCCAAACCCATTGACAGTTTTTGCATATCTATTAAAAGAAGGCTTTGAAAGAAACCTTTCATATTTAAGCAAATCGTCTCCAGGATCTAATGTTTCTAGTTCGATGAAAAGCCCACTAATAGCATGACTACAAAAGGGAGAAACAATAAAAGCTGTTTTTGTAACTGGGAATTCTCCCGACGCCAAGCGTGTGTAGTGCAAAAATTCGTTTACTAGGTCTTTAAAATTTTTAATTTTTTTATTAATTTTGGGAACTCTAATGTAGTTGTTGACAAACACTTCAAAGATATTATTTACAAAATGATCATTATAGGCCTGGTGTACGCTCACAAAAGCTGACTTGGGCACAAAAGAAGCAAACAAGTCACTAAAAATTTGCTCTTGCGATTTTAGAGCTTTGTCGATAAAGAATTTCAGATTGTTAAATGCAGCAGTGACAAAATTTTGTGCAAGAATTAATCCTTCGCCAGGTAGGTGCGTGAGGTTAACTTCAGATGGATAGATGGGTGTGCCATAAATATCAACTTTCCCATAAAACGGTTTTTCATATATAGTGTCTAGGGGGATTGGGTCGAAAAGGCGAGAAAAAGACTTCTCCTTATAGATAAGTCGTTGCTCAAATAGTTGAGGGCCTTCGAGAGCATTGGAGCCAAATGGTGGTGGATCGATATATCCCATTTAAGCCACCGCCGTTGGCGTTGCGTTTGGGTCGGCCGGCGCAACTTGCGGAGTATCCGTTATTGCATCAGAAGTTTGTTCATTCACTGCCTTCTGGTCGTCTTTGAGCTTCTTTCGGGCGTCGGGAGACTGGTCCTTTACAAGCCTTACAGGATCGTACAATTGCCCATGGCGAATAATTACATCAGCTATTTCCAGCGTGCCGGTAATTGTAGTTTCCCACCCGTTCGGACCAAAACTGCTCTGAACTGCCATTATAATATAATAGCCCCCATTCATTATAAGTTCATTGACAAAGTGGCCGCCGCTTATCAAATTAGTATTAACATAAAAATATTGTCCAATGTAGAAATATGGATTCCCCACCAGTTCAACTTCACATGTAAATCTGGAAGGCCTGATCAGGCCGCGGCCACTCGCAATGCCCCCCGCTTGAGCGTTTCTCCACATTGCCGTGCTAAAAAGAGAATTGTTATGTTCCTTAAAACCGATGCGTTTTACGACCCCTCGGTTTGGGCCCCCTACCATAAAGTGGGGAATTCCTTCTTCTCTATCCATTACCGGATGTGCGCTATGAACGCTTTTAATTCTTTCTCTAAAGGGCTCGCTTCTATGCCCAAACAATAAAAAAGTATTGGAGATGTCATTTATAGCTAATTTTCTAGTTGATAGAAATTTGTCTTTATTTTTAGGGTTTAGGTCTAAAATATAATTGCTGTGTTTTCCATTTTTGTCTACGTCGCTTTTTATGGCTTCTTTGGGCAAATCAATAGGAGTTAAATCTAGCTTGAAAGTTTTTCTAGGCTTTAAGTCTGTCATACCGGCGCCTTTTGCCCCTTTCCCGTAGGAAGCTGCGACTTTGTCCATAATGAATTTGACTAAATCTTGGATGAACATCATTAAGGGATAAGCTTTCCTATTAGTGCCAACAATTTTTACAGCTATAAAGTTTACAAATGTCTCTACAGAGATCGGCAAATTATATAAACTTGTACGAACAGGGGACGTGCTTCCGACCGCATCGTATTCCATTTCTCCAAAAATGATTCTAAAATTAGGCGCCAGTTGTTCTATCCCCTCTCCAAAGTTTCCTTCTTTCAAGATTGTAGATATGAGATCCCCCAAAGTAAAGAACATAAGCTTACTTCCGCCTTCGTATTTGCCTGAGAACAGTTTCGCGGGGCTACTCACCTTTGTAAAAATGGTAATATTTTGACCAGCTATAACTTCAGTTTTCTTTTGTGGCGACATCTGTTCTTGCATGTTCTTCCAAGCCGACGATGTGTCGATTTGGCCCGTAGGCGGGTGCGAGCTGTGTTTTGCCTCGATGTCACTGGCGTACGCGGCCACCTCAGAGGATTCTCCCCCTTCCAATATATCCCGATATTGAGTGTAGCTTTGAAAAGCAATACTTTTATCAGTGTTTATTGAGGCTACCAAGTTGTTTTCCATCATGCGTTGCAAATATATAAATAAATATTGTGCGCGCATATTAGCTTCTATCGCTTCGATGCTACTTTCTATCTTATCTTTAACTTTTTTGAGCTTTGCTTTAAGTTTTTTTGCAGACTTTTCGTCGGGACCGCCGGTGGCGAGTCGACGCACGGATAATTCGACCTGTGTTTGCATTGCTTTAAAATCGCTAGACCCCGGCTTTGTTTCGTTAATGAGATTTTGTTTCCCTTTCATGGCTGAAATGCCTGCAATTTTCAGTATAGTATGGGCAGATTTCCAGGCCTTCGTGCCGAGAGCACGTACCTCCGCGAATGTCGATTGAGAGGTGCCTCCATTCTTTTCCATTTGCTTCAACTGTTTCCAGGCCTCCTCTGCCTCTTTCAAAGCCTTTTTAGCGGCAATCATAGTCATTAAATCTCGCTTCCGCTCTCCTTTCGCTGTTCGCGTTGCAGATTCATAAAGAGTTAGTTCAATCTTATTCAACTTCGCTTTCAACGTCCGGATATCTTGATTGTCATCAATGCTGTAGCTATTCATTAAATCTGCCGCAGTAGCACTGAAGGCGCGCTCTAAGGCTCCCTTATATTCTACGGTTAGCTCCACGGATCCGTCCTCTTTAAATTCCATATTGTGCGTGGTCATGTCGCCCACAAAGTTTACTTTTGCTTTTTGAGCTGCTTTTAAAAACCTATCGCCTTGTTTTGTTCCTTTTAATAGTGGGTTGTTAACATTTACATTCCATCCTAAAACTAATTTTATCCTGAAAGAGGCGGGGAAACTGCGGGGATCACCTTCGTTGGCTTTCATACTAGGAGGATATCTAATTAAGTCTGAATACTGTACGCTTCGGCCATCCTTGCTTTTCCATTCTTTAAATAACGTTTTTACATCATTAAAAACATATTTTATTGTAACATGTGTAATTTTTGCAGAAAATGGGTTCCGTTGTCGCCCATCCATTTTCACATCAACGCTTTCAATGCCTGCCTCTCTTCCGCGGAATGGGCTCTTTAAAAAAGACTCGGGCTTCCAATCGTTTTTAAAATCAGTGGTGGCTCTAAAGGGAAAAAGAACCTCGGCGACGCTTTCTTTATCCTTCAGGTAGACTTTGTATACTTCAATTTGAGGAACTAATTGTCCGTAATCAACAGGACGACCGTCAAGAAAAGTCATGATTTCAGGAGAAATTGTAAACCTGTTAACGACGGAATCGCTGTGGTTTTTTACTTCTAATAGCTTAACATACCTACTAGGGTTGCGATTTTCAACAAGTGGATTTACAAGGGGGTGTAAATAGGTCATTAAATACGCTTGCTTAAACCATGAATGTTTTAGATTGGCATCCTGTAATTGTTTTGATGTCTTCCTACAATTCTTTTTTTTACCATTTGACATTATATTTTCCCTAATAAATTATTCAAAAAAGCTTAGCACTGTTTCTAGCGGCTTGGGTACAAAAACAACTTCACCCGCCTCATAATCAGATTCTAATGGAGTCTGATTAAACCATGGAATAATCCACCACAATGCAGGGTCTCCATAATGTTTATTGGCTATTTTGTAAAATCGACTTCCCACTCCCCATACCTCATTGTCAATATCTAATTGGCCTAGCAACGCCTGTGAAGGATAACGTAAGTTTGCTGTATCGAAATGATCTATGAATCGTACTTTTCTATTAGAAAGTTGTTTTATATATCGGCTAGAAGCGTTTCTTATAACTTCTCTGTTCCTATATCGTGAAAAATTAAATGCCATTATTCATTTCCTAAGAGACTGCTACCCTTGGCCGCGCCGGCGCCGAGGCCGATGCCCGAATCTGTGACGCTGCTCATGCCGATACCGATGCCACTATTATGAAGCGTATCTAATGTGACACTAGCTTTTCCAGCCGCAACTTTGGCGGCAACGCTGGTGGGGCTAGCGATTTTCTCGTCAAGGGTCTTCGTTTCGTCGGCGCCCTCGCTGACTCTTGCTGGCTGTTTAGTTTCTCCAGTCGCGTTTCGAGCATTGGTTGACTTCTTTGCAAATTGGCCAGCATTGTAGGGGAAATTATAGCCATATCCGCCTGGGCTGAATTCGCCTTTATACCAGCCAGGTAGCTTATCGTGAATCACGGCGAAATTGAAATTAACTGCAATTTCACGTGGGAGCGCGCGGTATCCTTTGTCTGTTCCTTGTTTTCCGAAGGCCACGTTTCTAGCCACTTTCCCTAGTTGGTGGTTAAATCCCGTAATATAGCCAGTTAGGCCACTCACTGTTTCTCCCTGAAACCCCCCTGTAGAGTCGAAGCTGCCAATGTAGTTACCATATCTTATTCTAAAAAACGGGGGGGCGCCCAAAACAGCAAGAGGCTCTCCATGAATTGTTGTCCCATGTTCAAAATATGCTGGATATAAAAGCTGTGTAAGTAAGTTTATGTTACGGATGTTGTTTACCACGCCAGATGGCTTGTCAAACACATGATGCGCCTGACATTTAAATTGCACACCCAAAGATCGACGCGTGTGTTGATAGGTTACAATAGGATCCATTCTTCCGTAAACGGGTTTTTCGGCGTATTTTGGATCAAATCTTTGGCTAAGTTGCAAGTCTTCCACGGGAATGAGAATTGCGCGGCCTTTGACCGGCGTGTCTTTTAACGCCACATGCAGGGGCTCAAATGAAAATACCTTATGCGATTGTTTAAACGCTGATACGGGGGGTGTTCCTTTCTGTTGTTTCTCTGCCATTGTTTCTCCTAGCCCATCACATTGTTCGTGATAGCGTTTGCAATTGCCACTTTAGCTGTTTTTTGAATCTCTTTTCCATCTAGTTGCACAATTATTTCAATTGGTGCTGTTACTTCTGTTCGCAAACCAAAGCGACGGCCTGTTGTTGAGGTTTCGTCTTCTGTGTCTTCTGTTCGTGGTGTGTCTTTCTTTCCGGGACCGGCGGCGCCGGGGAACTTGTCGGCGGCCGCTTCCCATGCTTCTTTTCCGATTGTTGGTGTCAGTTGGATTCGCTTCGTCGGATCGTCGGAGTCCCTGATGCCCATTTTTTCAAGGATATCGGTGATGATTTCGCCGAGTATTCCGATTTTAAATGTTTCTTTTTCGAAAAGTATTCTTCCAATGCCTGTGGCTAGCTCGCCCTTTTTAATTTCCTGGCCGGCCTGTGCTAAGCCCATTGTCAGCTTTTGAATTGCAAGTACCATATGCTTTCCAATAAAATCTCTTGTCTCAGTCCCAACATTGCGCAAAGTTTTTGCTACTACGAGGCCGGCCTGGTTAACGTGCTCGTATGCCTCTTCCACAAGCGAAGCTTGTTGTATCGCAGCGCCCCATTGTTTTTTAAACGAGACTGCATTTCGAGCAGCTCCGTCGCTCATTTTTCCCATCAGTTGCTCAAAACTTTGCCCTTGTGATGCCATCTGTTCTTGTCGCCTTTTAATCGCACCTTCTTCTTCTTCGGAGCGCGCGCGGAATACGCGAGAGGCGTCTTGAACGTTCATCCCCAACTGGTCTGCAATGGATTTTTGCATGAAGCGGTCCATTTGATTGAAGTTTTGGCCGGTTTGAGCCACAGCATCTTTGAGCATTTGAATTCTTTCTGCCTCAGTTGCATTTACCATGTCGAGTGTATTTAAATATGGACCTCCTAACATGGCATTTAATTCGCCAACGCTGTCAGCTGCTTTTGACATATCATCAAACTGCTTGGCGGTCCCGAGAAGAGTCTCCATTGCCACACCGCTGCTAGCTACTTCCAGGGCCAAATCTTTAAAAATCTCTTTAGCTTTGGGGAGAGAATATGCAGCCAAAGTATTCATGGCGGTCCCAAAATCTTTGGAAAGTTGGCCGGGCAATATTCCAGTGACACGCGCCATATTTACCAATTCCGTATTCAAGGTTTTAGCTTCTTCGGCGATCTGAGATGTTTGATAAGTTTTCCCCACAATATCAATGGACTTGGCAAAGTCTTCTGATTTAATCCCCACTCGCTCGAACATAAAACCAAAAGAAGCTAAACTGTTTGTTATCTTTTTGGTTCTACGATCATTGAGTGTCATCATCGCGCCAAATGTTCGCGAAGTTGTATGGAGAGTCGTAAACGACGCCACCACTTCCGCAATGTCGACACCCAAAATATCAAAAGCACGTTGTAGTTGAATTACGCGACCAGCAAAAGTGGGAAATCGGCCGCGATTCTGTCGATCCACGGCTTGATCAAAATTCATAACTTGGCCGGTCAAGGCGGCAAAGCCGGTAGTTAGCTCATCAAGGCTCGTATATCCCTGCTTGGACCCGCCCAAGAAAGATTGGAAGCCCTGTTTGGCGGTTTCCACGGGTTTTCTCGCAATATCTGTTAGCTCTTTACCTGCCAAAACGTTCTTGATGGCGCCGGCGGGAGTTGTTGGCACCGTTGGGGCTCCGGGTGCACCCGGGATCATTGAGCCCCCTGGTGGCCGGAAGTTTTTAGATCGATTTAATTCTTTATTGTAGTTTTGCGCGGCTTTAACTTGCTGATTTTGAAGCCCGAGGAATCTTTGTTGTTGTGTAACGAGCCGCTGAGTAGAGATCGTTTGCTCAGATAAAGCTTTATATTGATCCATTGCAAACTTAACTTGCTCGCTAAGGGCACGCTTTCTTGTGTTGTCTAGGCCTGAAATCTTTTTGATCTCGCCCATTATTTGTCCATAGGCGGCGACGATTATTTTTAGTTCATCTTTCGTTTTTTCGGCTTCTTTAGCGCCTTTGAGCAAAAGTCCGTATGTTTCTTGAAGGGCGCCGGCGGCTGCAGCTTGAGCTTTTTGGCCGTCTATCATTCGGCCGACTGTTCGGTTAACCACTGCTTCTTGGTCAGTGAGCGATTTTAATTGCTTCGCCAGCTGCGCTTGAAACTCGGGTGCATACTTCTTTAGTGCTTCTAGTGCTTCAACTATAGTGTTAGGGTCAGCCATAAGGGCTCCTTTTTATAAAAACTGCTTCTATATAATTAGTTGAGGATTTCGTTTTTTAAGAATATTTGATTATCCGCGGGGCTTGCGGGCTTCGGCTTCTTCTTCTTTTTGGCGCACAAGCCTGCTAAAAAACCATTTGCGCAAGCCCACTGGAAGGTTGTAGAGTTCTATGAAATCCCAGTTGCTGTAGTATTTCAACAAAAAGAATTGTTCATAAACGTCTTGGATGTATTCATGCGTTAGACCAAAAAAAGTCCGTGTTGAGGGGAACCTCCACGGTCCCCTCGTGGTTGCAATCGGCGCAAACAAAAGAATGTTTCATATCAATTGATGGTACTAGTTTATCATATACTCTTCTTATATAACGAGCATGAATTGCGGGGAGTGTCGCTATAAATTCACCGAGGGCGCCCGGATCACTAATCCCATTCACTGAAACAATTATAATCCTTAAGAGGTCCGTGATGGGCGTTTCGGGAAAGTTTTTCTTTTTTTTGTAAGCTTGGGCATCTGTGATTTTCTTTTCTTCGCTAGAAGATATAAGGCGCGCTTCTACAGTATAATCCGTTTTAGGAAGCGCTATTAAAAAGGTACCCGTGCTACTAATTTCAATATTGTATTCTTTAAGGGCTTCTTCCGTGGGAAACTGAGAATTTAACGATTCAAGGTTGAATGAATAGCTCTGGAGTTCTCCGCAGCTTGGACACTTCAGGGACGTGTTGTATTCTGGGCCGTAGCCGTGGATGCGTGTCGCGATGATAAGCGCATTTTTATCCCCTAGAAGCAAATTTTCTACTTTTACTTTTGGGTCCACTACAACATTTTCCAACATTCGATCTAAAGCTACTCCTTGCTTTAAGAGCGCCATGGAAGTTAAAATGTCTTCTTCCTTGGTGGTCATATGTTTTATTTCTACAACCTGTTGCTGGTGGAGGGGATGATCCGGGCCATAGAAGTGGCCCCTACTCGGCAGTTCAACAAACTCCGTAGGGGTTACAAATTTTAAACTAGATGTGGGCGGGGGCGCCTCTTTTGTTTTATCGTTTTCTTCTTCAAAAAGATCCGGGTCTATGCCGAGCCGGCCTTCGTTTGTTCTTACACTCATTTTCACCTCTTATTGTTAATTAGATTTTAATTATTTTTATTATTAGTTTAACACTATATTTATCTGTTTTGGAACGGGCGGATGGAGAAATCGGACGCCGAAGTATCGTGCCAATCGTTTGCCTGTCCGAGCCATTTCGAAGCCGTCTCAATGGCTTGGCTGATGTACCGCTTGCGGCCGGCCGAGGCGGCTTTTAGTCTTCTATCCAGCTCTCTTCTACCCCATGCTGACTCATAGTTAAAATTCTTGTACTCAAATCTCAAATCAATACTACCTAAATCATTTCTGTCATAGTTAATATCCGAAAAAGTTGCACTAGTTAAAACCGGACTAAACATATTCCATATCCCTAGTGATCCTCCCTTTCCATCTAGTTCAATGATTGTAATAATTTTAGGATTTCCTTCGACATACCCTTGTATAAATAAATCATATATTTTACTAGCTTTTCCCTCTTCGTGGGCCCGGGCTGCCGATTCAAAATTCCAGGTTTTTTGCATCATTCCAAGACTGGTGGCAATGTGACCAGCGGTATCCGGGCCCGATTGACCTCGAACATTTACGTCCACCAACGTCACCCGAAGTGGGCTAGTAGTAAATGCCTGAGTTGGATAGTCTATTTTAGCAAAATCACCAGATCTCAGCTGATACTCAGCTGGGGCCGTTTCTATTCTATTATACCCTGGTCTACTAAAATTTTTAACTATAAAAGGAGGAAAAGAGTTGAAGCCCTCGCCACCAAACATCAGATCTCCAAACAGCAATATCCCGTCAAAGGCTCGCTTCGGTCTCGTTTGAGGGCTCGACCAAAATTGCCATGTGCGGGGAGTGTATAAATTAATAGCCATTTGTATCTAATTGCCTATACGGTGAGATCTCCGGCAGTAGGATCAAATTCTTTTTGGTAGTCCGTTATTGTCGTGCTCTGGCCCATGCCCTGTTCCATAATATTAATGATGTCGGCGCCTTCGTTAGGTGGAGCACCAGCGTATTCGGCCCAATCATAGCGGAAGCTCAAAGTTACATTAACCATGTCCTCAGTACCATAATCAAGACTGCCAAACTTTACATTTTCAATCCATGCATTTCGTAATGTCCATTGATCAACGGGCTTTCCTTTTGCGTCTAGTTGTTGAATGGTGGGATTGCCAAGGGCATTCGTGGCTTGCTTTTTACTAAAAGAAATATTCGATGTTTCGGGCTCGCCAGGGACAGCATATCCTGATGCTTGTAGAATCTTAACTAGGGTCGCAGAGGCGTCCGGATAAACAGGATCAACGAGTGTGACTTCTAGCGCATCCCAAGTTATTCTTCCAGGAAAATTAAAGGCATGTGAAATATAATTATGCGCAACATTACTAATGGTAAACCCTGGTTTTGCCGTCGATTTTATAACATATGTTGGAAGCTGTCGGGGGCCTAGAATTAATACCCATCTAAAACTCCGCTTTGGATCAAGTAAATTTGAACTCCAAAATTGTTCTCCCATTTTTAACTTCTCCTTGTAATGTCCTATTAATAAATAGAACTAATTTAAATTTTTAGTCCTCAAAAGATGCTCCTGAGTCTGTAATAATAAAATCAATAGCAATATACTCAATTGCACGGGCCGGCTTGACATATATTTTCGCATAGAGAATATTTCTGTCAATGAGATCCGGCGTGGTCGTTGTCTCATCCAAGATCATTTTAAAGTCGGTCACACCAAGGCCTGCTTTCACATCGCCCAAGAAAGGAATAACTTTTGATTTAAATCTGGTCCAGGTTGCCTGCACGTTTTGATCGAAAAGAATGGTCGCTGCGAATCTTGAGATCTGTTTCTTCAAGAAGATAACAAGGCGACGAACATTAATTCTATCGAGTGCCGATGACGTCAATTGCAGTGTTTTTTGACCGAAGATAACGATCCCTTCTGCTGGGAAAGTAGCTATCGGGTTAATACCTGCTTCGTAAAGATCATCTCTTTTCTTTGCGGTGAGGCGATCTTCAACGCCAACAACTGGAATGCCTCCTGCTTGTTGCACACTCAGGCCGCCGCGCGTAAATCCTGCCGGTGCGAACCAAAGTTGAGAATTTGCTTGGCCGTAAGACATCGCGCCAAGAGCCACTACCGAAGGAGGCGCCCAGAGCGTCGATCCATTGATCGTATCGCGAATTTGCACCCACGGATAATAAGCGCAGCCATAGCTGCTATTAAATGCTTGTGTGCGCCTATTGTTAATGGTGGATTGCACATCTCCTTTGCGCTGTATTTGGGTTTGTTTGTTTTCTGCGCTTGGCTTGTAACCACCCTGAAGATCGACGATGGCCAGTGCGTCGCCGCGATTTTCACACATATCAATAAGCTTTTGATTAAGGGTGTTGCTCGTGACTCCGGGCATTGTTACCAAATTATACTCTACAACTTCTGGGTCTCGCAAAGAATCAATTGCAACATTGATAGAATTGTAAGCCGCTGCAGTTGTGGACGTTTTGCCCGAGGACAATGCGCGTGTGTTGTTAAAGGGATCTTTTTCTGTGATGTCGAGGCCATCGGCACCCCCAGCAAGACATGTCGTAAATTGTTTCCAGCCGGCAGTAGTTCCGCCGAATTCGCTAGACTGATCAATCACGTTTCTCCAGGAAGCCGTGAGGGGCCCTGCGCGGAATCCATCAGTGCCGTCATCGGCGGAGGATGTGTGGGCTGTGTAAGATCGTCCTGCAACTCGACTTCCTGAAACCCACACAGCATTTGTGCTGTAGCTTCCTGCATAAGTAGTGCCTGTTACAGCTGCGTTGGTGATGTCGTCCAGCGAGAAAATCCAGGATACTTCTGTCTTGCCTGTTACTTCGTCGACACCGCTCAGATCGTCTGCTTTTGTCCGAAGCACGTCGATGACGCTTCGATCAAATGATGTTCCAAAGTAATTGGTGTCTACGCCAAAGTAGGCACTTCTTGGATCCGTTAAAACATCGTTTTCATTAGAGGCGGCGCGCAATCTTAATTGTGGGAAAGAGCATGCTGCGTCTGCCATGGTTTCGCCGGTCGAAGCTGTATTAAAAGTACCACTACCTTCGGCCGCGAACAGTGTTGGTCCTGTTTGCGTAAGCAAAACGAAGGGCCCTGTGGCCGCATCCGACGCCGTATTCGCGGTACCGTAGTCGCATAAAAACGCGCCGGATGGGGGCGCATGCGTCCCGTCGGATCCCGAAACAGACCATCCCAGATATCTGGTGGGGCCATAAACGCCATACGGAAGGAATTCTGCTGTTGTGGCGGCCGCGGCCACTTGATCATTCATCTCTACGTAAACATAATCTGAGACGTTGGTGTACTCCCCATAGTAACGATATCGTCGGTCATCGTCATCCCATTGTTGGAATTTGTTGCCGATTTTCTTGGCAATGTAATTCTCGGATGCGGGATTTAAATCGCAATCATTATATTGTTCTAAAATTTTTGGCGCTGCATCCGTGTCGTTCAATTTGCGGACAAGAACCGTAAATTTACCATAGGGATTGTCCAAGTCATTAGAGGCGGCAATCTTAGAGATAGATACTTTTACTTTCCGTTGGGTTTCTTCTCCCAGTTCACGTGCGCACAGCCGGAAAAGCTTTTGCATGTTGGTGGGATTATAAGAGCCAGTATTTGTCGTCATATCTTGAGAAATGAACCACCCTGTTTTAGCGAATTGCGCCAAAGGACTTTTGGTGGGCCCCATTGTAAAGTCGCCCCCTGAAACGGCCCCGTTTGGCTGCGCTAATTTTAGAATAACTCCAAAGTTCCGGTTCGCGATGGAACCGCTAATTCCGGTGGAATAGCCGGCTGATCCGGAGCCTTTAAAAGTAGTAAGGTTGCCTTCGAAGCTTTCTCCCAGCCAATATGTAAGTGTAGTACCTCCGGTTGGCGTTAGACTCGCATTTGTTAAAGTGGGATTTGTGTTAAATACTTTTCTAATAAACCCAGGTGAGTTTTTATCAAAGTTAAATGCACTTTCAATTTGAGTTGTGCCAGAGCCATTTTTTATGATGACTTTAAATTCTGGCCCTGTTCCAACCGCGCGGACCCATGTCGATGAGCCGGTAATATAAGTGACCGAGGACGTGTTGATGGATTGGCCCGATAATTCGCAGCTGCCTGCGTTTAGATACCAAATGGCTGCTAGAGTACCTGTCGTGGCGCCGCCGGCCCATGGGCCGGCACTGGACGTGAGGGTGCTGGATCCTTCCGTGATAAAAAGGCCGTACGCGCCTCCGTTCGACGCCCCGGTCGTGCTAGCGTCGATATTTGTAGTCTTCCAGCCAGCATATGCTGAATTTGCGGTGGCATCTGTGTTGGTTTGCCCGAGCAAGCGGACAACGGTCACTGGAGAGTTATTTCGAAACCACGCTTGGGCTGCATATGCCGCATACGTGGGGGAAAGAAAAATTCTGTCACGCCATACATCGCCGCCGCGTTGGCCCGGGTCGGGCGCGCCAAATATGTCAATAAATTCAGCAAAAGAGTTTACTTGGACGGGTTTTAAAGCTGGTCCTTGGCTAAATCTCCCAATTAGTGCTGGGCCCATGCCCGTGGGCTGCTTGGGCAGTTGTGAATTGTCGATCTCGTTAATAAAAATTCCCGGCGACATAAACTTAAATTTTCTGTATGACATGTTCTAATTCTCCTCTAAGGACACGGCTTTTTCTCTAATAAATAGTAATAAAATGATGCAAAAACCTTTTTAAGTTTTATTCTCTATAAAAATCACTTTTTGGCTCAAATTGCTGGGTGTCTCCCACAATCACTCTTTCGCGTGGGATCTTCACTTCTACTGCATTTTGACGTCGAATTATCTTGGGCCTCTCTTGGTTGAGGCCCTCGCCAATCACATACCCTAAGACTTCAAAAGTTACTTGTGTTTTATAATTTCTCTCTTCGTCGTTGTAAGATTCTAAATTATTTTCTTGGGTAAGCTCAGATCTTAGAAAAACTTCATATGAGTGCCCTTCGCGCTCAATTAAGAAAGAATTAATGTGACCTCCCAAAGTGGCAAATGGCTGCAACATCTGATTCATCTGCTGCTGATAGTTTGCCGTTAGGGTGACGGTATAATTGATACTTAAATATACCGGCTGTGGGATGTAAAGGGCCTCCACGACAATTTTATTATTCTTCTTTTCAATGAGAGGGTAATAAGATTGACGTCTGGGAGTTCTGTTGGTGTTTTCAAACTTTTTTCTGTTTTGAGCTATAGCAAAGTTGTTTGTTTTGTCTTGTACTATACGTCTCCCCATCATAATGCGACCTCCGTGGAGCGGATCATGCGCAAATGGAGGAGCGCCATAATATTTACCTTTTTTATTTAAATCTTTAGCCACGGAAGTCCTAGCAATGCTGAGAATGGGGTAAATCAATGTCCCATCTAGATCATACATTTCTTTCTTATCTTTTGTAAAAAAGGAACGCTCCGGGGAAGACCAAATAATGGGCACCTTTTTCCACCCCTTGTTGCTTTCCGTGCGAATATTCATTTTGTCGTTAATAAAGTCATAAAAGGCAAAATCAATTGTTTCCAGATTGGAGGGCTCTATTGATACTTCACTAATTTTACTGTTGGCGTCTTCAATCCCTGTATATGTATAATCAACTGGCATCGAATGTGCCCTCCCGCGCCTTTACGCATTTTGCCTCCACTTCAAATACTCTATCCCAGCCGGCCCAAGCTTGGCCAAAAATTTGCTTAGGGTAGTTTGTCGTTAAAATCTCAAAATGATCCTGACCATATAGAACAAAGTCGCCTTCTCGGACATATAAGTCTTGGTCTTCGGTGAGTCGTCGTCTGTGGAATTTGACGGTAATAGTTAGCCTCTTGTCAATCCCCAAATTGGAGACCGTTGTGGTATACCCCTCCCAAGTTACAAGAGCGTGCACTCTTATTGGGGCTAAAAAGTTCTTTTCCATCGCTTCACCATACAAAGGGTGAAAATTAGTATTTTCTATACTAATGGGATAATAAATAATTTCTTGGCCTATAACGCGCTCTATTAATTCATCATTTACTTGCTTTACAAGGTCGCGTTCTTTTTTTCCTAAAAAGAGGGGCGGCGGGGGAGATGCCGGCTGAGTCCATTTATTTTTATCTAAGGGCATTTCATGTTACCCCACATACACCTTTAGAGGCACGTGCTTGTCAATAGTGTTTACTGATTCCATCAGCTTTGCGTCTGTCTCCATTAATTTAGGATAAGTTAGCTCATCAAGTATTGTTTTTAGTTCTTCGCGCAAATCTTTTTGTTCGGTTTGGGCTTGCGTTACAAGCTCTTTCCCATCAAGAGTCACGCTTTCGCCGGGGATGGGGATCGTGGCAAATTTGCTTCGAACGGTGCCCAAAGTTTCTTTTGACAAAGACAAACAAAACCTCCGAATCCACTGCTTCCCGATTGCATTTATGTTCTCATAAGGAAGATTTTCAAAGGGCAGCGCGTTCATATTGTTAATCCCTTCCGTTGGTGCGCTGCCGCCGCGGCCACTAGTGTCGCCCGCGTCCCAAGGCTCCGGATCTACATAAAAATCAATCCAAAATTTTGTTGGGCTGGTTTGCACTATGTTAGGAAATATTCTTATTCTATTATTTTTGATTTCATAAGAATATTGTGAATTTCGAGTATATATGGCATCTTCGAAAGCCATGGCTTGTGCTTTGTTTTGCCATACGGGCACTACCTGAAAAGTGGAATCATCGGACCACTGGCCATAGCTAGACAGGTCTCCTACCGTGTTCAAGCCTCCATAATAGCCATAAAAGCGCCACATTGCTTGAGGGGATTTATAGTATACTTTTGTTATATTAATGCGCTTGTTTTTCACTTGTCCGGCGTACGCTACTGTGCTATCAGTGGCTGCCGACGACGATACGATTTGTTGTAAATCAAAATCTTGTGTGCCCGTTGAGCCGCTAAAAGATGCTGAATATATGGTGACTTCTCCTCCAAATCCAGCCTCCTTAGAGCTAGCGTGCCCCACTCTTTTTGCGTATGCAAACTCAAAGCGTGGAAATTTAAGATTAACATTCGCTCCATAAAGGCTGTCTCCGCTTTGAATCTGGCCGTCGTGATCAAAAGTACCAGTTGTGGCGCCCAGCGAACTCGCTAAAGAATTTTTTGCTTGATGCAAATTAAGTAAGAAAGAATATTCTAATGTGGCCTCTTCGTAGGCGGCAAAAATATTGTTATTGGTTAGTTCAATGTCAAGAACATCTCCCCCCAATTTTTTGTACGTGTAACTAACTTGCTCGGCGGCGCCGGAACAAAAATATTGAGAGAATAAAGGAGACGAGCCAGTGGAGTAAAGGCCAAAAGGTAAACTACTATTGTTCTCTACATCCCCCGGTGAGCTTCCGCTGGAAAGCGTAACAGCGCTCGTTTGGGATACAGGATTTAAAGTGGGCAGTGCCATTCATTTAAGCCTCCTCACTATAAATAGTCAAAGAATGTGGAAAGTGGAGGGGAATAGTATATTAATTATCTTTCTTCTTTCCCCAAGGCCATCGTTTTTTCTTTTTAGTAGCTTTTTTAGTGGACTTTTTCGCATCCTCTACAATTTCAGCCACCTCTGTAGCTACTTTTTTGGCAGCTGCGACTTTTCTGGTCAACCATAATTTTTTCCATTTTTTACCCATGATAAATCTCCTTTCTATTAAATAGTTTTGTATACTTAAAATCTCAAAAAATTGGGCGCGCAAAATTTTGACCAATGTGCCCTTTGAGAAAGAAAAAGCCCTTACCTTTTCAGGGGTAAGGGCTTTAACACTAGATTAAAAATCTATTTTATGGTTTATGCACCACTCTCGCCAAGGAGTCCACGAACGACAACTAAGCCGTACATATCGGGACGAACCATTTTCTTAGCGTATCGAGTCATGACACCCTTGCGGGGCACGAAATCTTCCACGCCAAAAATGGTGGGAGTAACTTGCAACGGCACATAAGGAGAATACACATAGCCACTTTCGAGGAAGCTATTACCCTTACGGCCAACCAAGCACAGATTGCGAGGGAAGTAAGGATCGACATAAATGTCGAATTTCTTACTAAGGCTACCAACTTTTTCGGCACCTGCCACACCTTTGTTGTCATCTGCAGTCACGCTAGCTCGGAAGCCAGCCGTAAACTCTAGAATGTTAGCAACTTCGGGGGAAGTAACAATAAAGTTAGCGCCGCCGCGCAACGTTTTCCGATGGATCTGAGCCGAGACGTCATTGATTGTCTCAATAAGAGTCTCATACCACTCAGAAACTGTACCGGTGAAGTCTGGAGCTTTCGCAGAAGCACCAACCTCTTGGCCAGTATCACGCTGCACAAAAAGGCCCGGCGAACGGGACCAATAATAAGTAGCGGCGGTGGCCTCACTAATGAGATCTTCCATGATCTCGCGGTCAATTTCAAGAGCAATCTGCTCAGAAAGGATCGACGTAAGCTCAACTTCGGCATCCAGATTATGGTAGGCATTAAGATCCTGTCCAAGCTCTGGGGTCCATTTGGCTTTCAACTTTTTAGTGATTGCCGTAACGGACACCGAATCAACCTTCAAGTCGATCTCGGGAATGGAAGCGTTATTTTCCAAGCCCCATGTATTGGCGCCAACAACTGCACCAATTGCATTAGTTGTGCCGGCAGCGGGTGAGCCATCAAAGTTATCCGTTATCGGGAACGAATAGTTTTGGCCAGTACCAGTCATAGCGGCTGCGAGGCCATTCGGACTAGTGCTGTCAGACGTAACCACAAGAAACACAGTTTCTTGGCTTCGAGTACCAGAAAGTTGTGTCAATCTGCGCACTTGAGTTCCCGTTCCCTCTCCGTTTGAAGACGAAAACGCGCTGTTGCCAGCGACGCTACTTGAAACAGTGAGAGCAACCAAATCGCTATAATTAAACTGCGATGTTTCGGCTGTCCAGTTAATAGTGAGCTTACCAATCGCATAATTGGTAGTGCCAGACACCAATGCAGGGTCATATCGCATGACTGTTTCCATTTGAGCATCTGTCAGGCCAGACCCAATTGCACCCTCGGCGCCCAAGTCAGGCCAGGTGCCAGAAGCTTGGATAGTGGGGGTGAAATTAGTGCTAGATCCAGTTGGGGACGAATAGCCGTTGTTCAAGTTATAAAAACTTCGTTCGGCATTCACACCAGTAAGACTTACGCCGCCAGTAAGTTGCTGACCGACGCGCCCACCGCCATAAAGTGAAGTATTTGCAACTTCACCAAGTCGGCTTGGACCGGTAGTATTACTAAACGTAAAGTCCATGAAGAAAATAAGTCCCGATGGAAGACTCATTGGCTGAACAGAGACAAGCTCGTTAGCAACAAGGCCACCGAAGACCCGACGAACAATGGGGAACGCGACGGCTGCAAAACCTTCGACATCTCCGCCGGCCATCGTAGAAGCTTCGCGAAGAAGCTCCTTGGCTTGGTTTTCGAGCAGACGAGCCATATTGTGCTTGCCGTGCTCTCCTCCCATGCCTTCCAGAAGACCCGTTTTACCCCACTTATCGAGCAGCGCGGCGCCTTCCTTCTTGAGATCGCGATTAACAATCCCTTCTGTTAATTTTTGAAGTACTGACATTTTTTCTTTTCCTCCTTTATTTATCAGTTATTCCAGCAAGAGCTTTCATTCTTGCTGCAAGAGGGTCGCCCCTCTTTTCCTCTTTACGAGGCATAAAGGCTGAAGAGCGCTTTGTCACAACTTCGTTCAGTGATTTTGGCTGGCTTTTGAGAGCGCTGGCACCCACTGCACTTTGAAGAGTTTCATATATAATTTTTGCTTCTTCAACTGTATTCGCCTTTGAAATAGTCTCGACAAGTCTATCTTTTTGCCGCTCATTCAGGGAGTCGCTATTTAAAACGCGATTTTGATAATGTAATCTTGCATTTTGCAGATTACTTTCCTCCAATTGTTCTTTCAATTGAGGGAAAACTTCTTTATATTTATTTAATTTTTCTTCTAAAAGTTTTACTTTATTGTTTAATTGTTTGTGTTCGTTAAGTGCTTTTTCTGTTGGCACCGTTGGCACTACTTCCTGTGTGGTTGTTGTACATTGCGGCTTCCTTTTGT